ATGGCATATGACGCAAAAGTCAACTATGCCGATGTGTTTTATCAGGTTCGTATGTGGGACAACATCATTTACAATTACTTGAAGAAAAGAAATATAGTTATTCCGCCAAAGAACAAGTCACAAAAGGATGAAAAATATGCAGGTGCATATGTTAAAGAACCGATTCCAGGGAAGTATGATTGGGTTGTCTCTTTTGATCTTAACTCCCTATATCCTCATCTCATTATGCAGTACAATATTTCGCCAGAAACTCTTTTGGACGAAAGACACCCAACAGCAACAGTTGAAAAAATCTTAAACGAAGAATTAAATTTTGAGTTGTATAAAGATTATGCTGTCTGTGCTAATGGTGCAATGTACCGTAAAGATGTCCGTGGATTCTTGCCAGAACTAATGGAAAAGATGTACGGAGATCGTGTGATCTTTAAAAAGAAAATGCTTCAGGCAAAACAAGAATATGAAAAGACTCCAACTAAAGCACTTGAGAAAGAGATTGCCAGGTGTAATAATATTCAGATGGCTAAAAAGATCTCTCTCAACTCTGCTTATGGTGCCATTGGTAATCAATATTTTAGGTACTACAAACTTGCCAATGCTGAAGCGATTACACTTTCTGGGCAGGTTTCTATCCGTTGGATTGAAAATAAGATGAATGAATATCTAAATAAACTTTTGCAAACGGAAGCAGAAGATTATGTTATCGCATCAGACACTGATTCGATCTATCTTAATCTTGGACCTCTTATTACTAAATTTTTTAGTAATAAGTCTGACGATAAAGCAGCAGTTGTTTCTGTACTTGATAAGATCTGTGAGGACAAGTTTGAACCGTTCATTGAACAATCCTATCAGAAACTTGCGGATTACGTTTCGGCGTATGACCAGAAGATGCAAATGAAGCGTGAGAACATCGCTGACCGTGGGATCTGGACTGCAAAGAAGCGATATATTCTTAATGTGTGGAACAGTGAAGGAGTTCAATATACTGAACCTAAACTGAAGATGATGGGTATTGAAGCAGTTAAGTCATCCACTCCTGCTCCTTGTAGGAAGATGATTAAAGATGCTCTTAAGATTATGATGACTGGAACTGAAGATGATGTAATTAAGTTTATCGATAAAAGTCGTGAACAATTTAAGAAACTTCCTCCAGAGCAAATTTCATTCCCACGATCCGTTTCTGATGTGACCAAGTACAAGGGTTCATCTGAAATCTATATTAAGGGTACTCCCATTCATTGTCGCGGAGCACTCCTCTTTAATCACTATATTAAGGAGAAAAAACTGACGAACAAATACTCCCTCATTCAGAATGGAGAAAAGATCAAGTTCTGTTATTTGAAAAATCCCAACCCAATGCATGAGAATGTTATTTCATTCATTCAGGATTTTCCCAAAGAACTGAACATTGACAAATACATTGATTATGACTTACAATTTGAAAAGTCATTTCTTGAACCGCTTAAAATTATCCTCAACTCTATTGGTTGGAGTGTGGAAAAAACTGTAAACCTTGAATTGTTTTTCTCTTAATGGATCTTCCTATTAATGACAATGAGCTTGCCACTATTGTAAAGGCAATGGCACTGGGTGGTGACACTGCACTATACCAGAAACTTAAACTGGTAAAAGAATTGCGTGAACAAGATCTGCCATATAAAAAAATACTTCGTGAACAATACGGGATGGTTGCTTGATGGACTTCTTAAAAGAAATTGTAAAAGAGATTGGTGATGATTACACCAAACTAGCATCGGACATTGATGAGACAGAAACGTATGTTGACACAGGTTCGTATATTTTTAATGCACTGGTCTCAGGTAGTATATTTGGTGGTGTATCTGGGAATAAGATTACTGCTATTGCTGGAGAGTCTTCTACTGGAAAGACTTTCTTCTCTCTCGCTGTCGTTAAGAATTTTCTTGATTCCAACCCTGATGGTTACTGCCTCTATTTTGACACTGAAGCTGCTGTTAATAAATCACTTCTAGAAAGTCGTGGACTGGACCTTGATCGTGTTGTCGTAGTCAATGTTGTCACGATTGAAGAGTTTAGGACCAAAGCACTCAAGGCAGTAGATATATACTTAAAAAAACCTTTAGAAGAACGCAAACCTTGTATGTTCGTGTTAGACTCATTGGGGATGCTCTCCACTGAAAAGGAGATCACTGACGCACTCAACGACAAACAAGTTCGTGACATGACCAAATCTCAATTGGTCAAAGGTGCCTTCCGTATGCTCACACTCAAATTAGGACAAGCAAATGTTCCGCTCATTGTCACGAATCACACGTATGATGTCATCGGAGCTTACGTACCAACGAAAGAAATGGGCGGAGGTTCTGGACTCAAGTACGCAGCAAGTACGATCATCTATCTCAGCAAAAAGAAAGAAAAGGATGGAACAGAAGTGGTCGGCAATCTTATCAAAGCTAAGACTGCTAAGTCGCGTTTGAGTAAGGAGAACAAAGATGTTACGGTACGTCTGTTTTACGATGAGCGTGGTCTTGATCGTTATTATGGTCTTCTTGAACTCGGTGAGATTGGCGGTCTCTGGAAAAACGTCGCAGGACGCTATGAGATTGACGGCAAAAAAGTCTATGCTAAAGCAATTCTCAAAGACCCCGACCAGTATTTCACTCCAGAAGTGATGGAGAAACTAGACGAGATTGCAAAACAAGAATTTAGTTATGGTCTATGACACAAACTACATATCTCCATTTGGACCGCTGATGATGGAAGCGGAATGTCCAGAAAGTATTGTCAAATTAATCAACAACTATGTTGATGACAATACTTTTAATCAAGAGGATATTCCAAATCTACTCAATAGAAATTTAGAAAACATTTTTTTAAATAAAAAATTTTCTGATGAAAACGGAATTACTTCCTTTTTGGAAAATTTAGGAAACTCATACCTATCTCAAGGATACTATACTTTTTCTTCAGTAGATGAATCAACTCAACAATCTATTGCATTCTTAAACGACAATATTTTTGGATCAAAAGAATATAAAGATTGTTGGGTCAATAGGTATTTTGAAAATCATTACACTCCAATACATACTCATTCGGGATCTCTATCTGGAGTAATGTTTTTGAAAATTCCAAAAATTGATATTGATGACACGATGGATGGTGTTCTTGAGTTTGTGTTTGGAGAATCAAATGCTTTTTCAACAGACCGTTGGAGACCCGAACAAAAAGTTGGAAAAGTTATAATATTTCCAAGTTGGTTAAAGCATGTTGCGTATCCGACTAAAATAAGTGAAGAGAGAAGAACCATGAGTTTCAATCTTCAAATTTTATATAATACACAAGGGACAAAATCCAAATCAGGTTTTAATTACAAGTGATTAAGATATTAAAAACTGGGATCAATGTCTCTAAAGTTGTAGAACAACTTAAAAAATATCCACTTGATTGGGATCATCAAAAACACATTAAAGATGTTCAATCTTTAGTTGATAGGGGATTCTCTGACTTGCCAGTAAGCTCCTTGCAACTTATAATGGGTGGAGTCAAAAACAAAGAAGACTTTGTTGGAGACTCGGAGATTAATGTAAAGACTCCTGCATACTCTCATCACAGTGAGATAAGAAAGATCATACGTAAGCATTTTAAGAATAGAGAGTTGCATAGGTGCGGTTTTCTTTCTTTGCCTGTAGATGAGATTGTTGGGGCACATATTGATGAAGGTACTTACTACCTCACAAGAGACAGATATCATCTTTCCATTCTTGGAAGATATCAATATTTTTGTGGAACAGAAAGCGTGATTGTTGAACCAGGAACTCTCCTCTGGTTCAATAATAAATTACCTCATGGCACTGTAAATATCGGTGATGAGACAAGAATAACATTCGTATTTGACATGCCTCATGGATAAAGTTGAAATTCTAATTCTGCGAAACCTTCTTTACAATGAAGAGTATCTTCGTAAGGTTGTCCCTTTTATTAAATCGGATTACTTTGAAGACACTCATCAAAAGATTGTATTTGAAGAAATACTTAACTTCATCCAAGAATATAATCAACCAGCTACGAAAGAAGTTCTTTGTATTGAGGTAGAGAAGCGTCAGGATATTAATGACTCATCTTTCAATGAGATTACAAAACTCATTAGTTATCTTGAAGATTCTCCCACAGATTTTGATTGGTTGGTAGACACTACGGAAAAGTGGTGTCGGGATCGTGCCATTTATTTGGCACTAATGGAATCCATCGCTCTTGCTGATGGTAAAGATGATAAAAAAGGAAGAGATGCTATTCCAAATATTCTTTCGGATGCATTAGCAGTCTCTTTTGATACTCACATTGGTCACGATTATCTGCAAGACTATGAGCAACGTTACGAGACATATCACAGAAAAGAGGAGAAAATCTCTTTCGATCTTGAATTCTTTAACAAGATCACAAAAGGTGGTTTGCCTAATAAAACTCTCAACATCGCTCTTGCTGGTACGGGCGTCGGAAAGTCTTTATTCATGTGCCATGTCGCTAGTTCCGTCTTACTGCAGGGAAAAAACGTTCTCTACATCACACTTGAAATGGCAGAGGAACGAATTGCGGAAAGAATTGACGCAAACCTTCTTAACGTTCCGATTCAGGGGATTGTTGAACTCCCGAAAGTGATGTTTGAGAATAAGGTTACTAACCTCTCAAAGAAAACTCAAGGCACCCTAATTATTAAAGAGTATCCAACAGCGAGCGCACACAGTGGACACTTTAAATCACTTCTTAATGAACTTGCACTTAAGAAGTCATTCCGTCCTGATATTATTTTCATTGATTACCTTAATATATGTGCTTCCTCGCGGTATAGGGGAAACAGCACTGTCAATTCATATAGCTATATCAAAGCGATTGCTGAAGAGCTTCGAGGGTTGGCTGTTGAGGCAAACGTCCCTATCGTTTCTGCCACGCAGACCACTCGCTCTGGTTATGGTAGCAGTGACGTTGAACTTACTGATACTTCTGAATCCTTTGGTCTCCCTGCTACTGCTGATCTTATGTTTGCCCTTATTTCTACTGATGACCTTGAAAACCTGGGACAAATACTTGTGAAGCAATTGAAGAATCGCTATAATGATCCTACAATCCATAAGCGTTTTGTTGTTGGTATTGACCGTGCAAAGATGCGCCTTTATGATTGTGAACAGTCTGCACAAGAAGATGTTCTTGACAATGGTAAAGAAGAAGAGTATACTTATGAAGAAGAAAAACCAAAGAAATCATTTGAGGGATTTAAGTTTTGAAGTACACCACTGAAGATTATTTTTCAGTTATTGAAACAAAAACTGGTAGAAAAATTTGTGATTGTGGAGATGAAAAAGACGCTCTAATGATGGTTTCTTATAACCCATCAAATAGAACAATTACAAGAAACCAATTCCTTATGGGACAAGTTGTTGATATTGAAATTCCCAAACAACTCCCAACTAATGAGATTGTAGTTGTTGAGAAAGAACCACCTCAACCACAAAAACAACTCAAAACCCATCAATATAAACTTCCTGAAAACGATTTGCAACCTTTAAATCTATGACAACCATGACCGAAAATAAAGTTATTGATTCTAATAAGTATATTGAATTTGTTCGTCAAACGACAAGTCCTGCAAGCACAAACTATGCAGATTTGATGTCTCGCTTCACTCAACTTGAAGTTGAATCTGATGCTGATGTTCCTCGCCTTCTGACTGCTGCTCTTGGTATGACTGCAGAAGCAGGTGAGTTTACTGAAGTTGTAAAGAAGATTTTTCTTCAGGGTAAAGCATATAATGAAGAAAACGTTTTCCACATGAAGCGTGAACTTGGTGACATTATGTGGTATGTTGCTCAAGCATGTATGGCACTTGACACCAACTTCCGTGAGATTATGGAAATGAACTATGAGAAGTTGAGTGCTCGTTATCCTGAAGGAGCATTTGATGTCTATCGTTCTGAAAATCGTGTGGAGGGAGATTTATGAACTTCACAAACAGACAAACAGCACTTCTTCAGGTTGCACTTACAAACTTTTATGATGAGATCGCAAAAACTTCTACGCCGCAAATGAAGGCAGAAGTAATGGAACTTGCACAAATGGTCCAAGATTATTCTATGGAGAGTAATAAATGACTGAAACAACCTGGCCTTATAATCATAGACATACTACTGAACTCTGGGATATTGCTGCTGAGATCCTCTCAGAACTGTCCCGTAGAGATGAAGTTAAATATCGTGTAAAAGCAACACCTGAATCTGTAAAGCAAAAATTGGAGACATTATGAGTCAAGTAACTATTACTATGTCTGTCCGTGCTGCAGCAGCAGTTCGTCAAGTTCTGTTTGATGCACAGAAAGGATATACTACTGGACCTTCTGTTCCAGAACGTGTCTTTGAGATTCGTGAAGTCATTACCGATCTTGATGATGCTATTACTTCTGTTGTTGAGACCCCTTGAGGGTCTTTTTTTATAAATATCCATAGAAGAATATAGAGTTTCTAAAATGGATCTTAATAATTACAGAGGTTTGATGGAAGCATTTGAGCAGGTTCATGCTCCACAGGGTATTGAAGAACTTTACAAGGGCAAGCACGGTCAGTCCGAGAAAGAGTATCAAGATTCCCGTTCTGATGCTGGTAAGATGATCTCTGGTGATTCCAAGAGATCTGGTGCTGCACACTCTTCCCGTGCTGTTAAGAACACTGGTCCTAATCCTGCTGGTGGTAAGGAAAGACCTAAAGCACAAGGTCGCATGGGTACAAAGGATAGAGAGTATCTGAAGTATCGTAAAGCAAACCTGAAGAAGGAAGAACTGGAACTCGATCAGATGGTTGAGTCTCTGATTGAGAGAGGACACACCGAGCAAGAAGCATATGCTCTTGTTTCTCAATTCACTCTTGATGAAATCTTTGGATTGGGTGGAAAATCGGCAAAAGATCGTTTGGCGAATAGTGATTACATGAAGAAAAAGAATAAGGAAGCTGATGAAAAGGCGATTCAAAATCTAAGAGATATGATGTCTAAAGACCCAGAAAGGCAAAAGCGTCCTTCAAGAATAAACAATGAAGGTTATCAGCGTAACCCAGAGAAGGGTGAAAAGGAAGATAAGAAGTATGCTCCTGTTCGTGGAGAAAAAACTCCTATGCCACCAAGAGGTGATAAGCGTAGAGAGGACTTTGAGAAGTGGTATGCTAAACAGATGGGTCGCTGATGAAAACTTATCAACAGTTCTCTGAAGATATTGAACAACGCAGACAGCAACTACGTCAAAGACAAAGAGATCGGATGCAGAAGTTCAAAGAGAAATCTAGATCTTCTGCTGATGCTCAAAGACAAAGATCCGCAGATGCTGAAGAGCGTAGAAGATTGAAGGATGAGATTAAAAGAGAGTTGAGAGACGAGAACTAAATAAACACGGAAGGTTGCTCTAACCTCTTGACTTTATAGTTGAGGGGTTTTATAATATCTGTATTGGGGAATTAGCTCAGTTGGTAGTAGCGTTTGCTTTGCAAGCAAAATGTCAGGAGTTCGAGTCTCCTATTCTCCATTTTTATTTTAGAAATTGTGAAATTAGAATTTTACAAAGAGTGGTTTGAAAACAGACATAATAAAGTTTTAGAAATTTTAGGTAAAGAATGGTTTGAAGGAAAAGAAATATTGGAACTTGGTGCATGTCATGGAGACTTTGGTATCGAATTTCAGAAACTTGGATCTAATGTTGTTTTCTCTGATGCTAGAGTAGAGCACCTGAACAGCATCACACCAAATTTGTATAAACCTGCTGAATTGGTATGTTTAAATCAAAATGAATACTATGATCTGAAAAGGAAGTTTGACATGGTTCTTCATTTTGGTGTCTTGTATCATATTGAAAACTGGAAACAAGATTTGGAATGTGCTTTAAAGCATACTAATATGATGTTATTGGAAACAGTTGTCAATCCAGAAAATGATATGGATGATTTTTGGACATCTGGAAGTGATTACATCTATGATGAGTTCAATTGTCTACATCCTAACTTCACTGAAAAATCTGTAGAAAAAGTTCTCACTGATCTGGGAGCAAGTTTTAAACGTTTTGACCATAAAAATTTGAACACCTATGGAAAACTACATGACAAAGTAATCCTCCAAAATGTTTATGATTGGACTGATAAGAATTACAAAAAATATTTTTCAGAGTCCACAGATGGAATAGAATTGAGGACTCACTACAGAAGATTTTGGTTGATCGTTAAGTCTTAACTCTAAATATACGAAATAATATTTTAATATGATACATATCGAAGATGATTTTTTGTCAGATTTTGAGTTTAATAGAATTCAAAATCAACTTGTATACACTCCAGACTTTATGTGGCAATTTTGTCCAGTGACAGAGAACATTGGACAAGATGATGATGAGCAAGATGCATTCCAATTTGTTCATGGGATGTATAGAAATTTTGCACCATGTAGTCAGCACTTTCAGCACCTTGAATCTATAATCAAAAAGATAAATCCAAGAGCTTTAATAAAGATAAAACTAAATCTTACCACTAGATCTGAAAGTATTATTCAAGGGCATTATCACAATGATTTACCATTTGATCATAGCGTAGCACTTTTTTATCTAAACACTAATAATGGATATACTCTTTTTGATGATGGAACAAAAGTGGAAAGTGTAGCAAATCGTATTGTATTTTTTGATGGATCTATGAAGCACCTTGGAACAAACTGCACCGACAAACAGCGTAGGTTGGTGTTGAACATTAATTACTTGTAATCTAAATACTTAACAAGTATATAAAAATTAGTGATATGGCTCAACGTGGATTCGAATACGAAAGAAACATTGTTAATTACTTAAAACCACTGGGTATAGTGCCTCAATCTTTTAATCCTGCAGGTGCTAGACATGATCAACCTGATGTTTTGGTTCAATATGATGGGGAAGAAGCTGGTGTTGAAATTAAAATAAGCGAAGCTTCTTTTGGATCCTTGGTTTTAAAATATTATCTAGAGGAAAGACATAATGGAAAAAACCCCTGGAAATGGGGTGAAACTGAAGGTAGTGAAGAAAAACAATTTATAGAATCTACTGGAAATTCTCTTAGAGTATTGGAAAACTTGCACAGGCAGTGGAAAAAAGTTCCATTTTTAATTGAAGATAGGCAAACTTTATTTACTGGTAAAACTGGAAAATTTCCTGGATTACGTCAAAGATTGGCAACAGATCAAAGAAATTTTCAGGACAAATATTTTAGTGTTCCAAACAATACTATTTCTAGATATTATAATTTAAAACATACTTATTATATTAATCTAGGAAATAAAGGATTTTTCTTATTGGGAAATTCTGATCCTTTGGGACTTAATAATGTATTGAGGAGTAAAAATATGCCATTAATCCCAAATTGGGACAACTCTCATAGTGGAACATTGAGATGTAGAGTTCAATCTAAGACTGTGGGTACATCTGAAGCTAGAGAATTAATGACTGGAAATAAACTTGGGGCTCAAGGATATCAATTTACTGCTGAATTTAAAGTAACTGGTGTTTCACAATCTCCATATAATATTGCACCTACACGAGGTAATACTGTAAATATTGACAGCTCTGCTTCTACAGCAGAAGTTTTATTTTCAATGTAAGTTGAATTAATAAATAAAGTATAAGATCAATCAATATGAAGAGTTTTTTCCAATTTCTAAATGAGGCAACTCAATCGCAAGCATCTATGCAAGCGAAGAAGTTAAACCTCAAGAGTGATGGTCACGGCGGTTGGTTAGACACCCGTGGAAATTTTGTTGCAACCACTGAAAAGGGAAAACTTGTATTTGTAGACAAGAAGAAAGCAAAGGGACAACCAGAACCAACTGGAAAACCTGCTGCTGCAAAACCACAAGCAGCAGAACCAGCAAAACCAAAAGCAGCACCAGAAGAGAAACCAAAAGCAAAACCAGCAGCACCTGAAGGTGGTGATGCTGATATGATGAGTGATACGTTGACTGTTGCGTTTGGTCGTTTTAATCCTCCAACAGTTGGTCACGAAAAACTTCTAAAAGCAGCACAGAAAGCATCGCTGGGTGGAGATTTCAAAATTTATCCATCAAGAACTCAAGATTCTAAAAAGAATCCACTTGATCCAGATATGAAGATTTCGTTTATGAAGAAGATGTTCCCTGATTATGAGGAGAACATTATTAATGATGATGAAATGAGATCCATCTTCAATGTCCTTGTCACTGCGGCAGAAGAAGGATATGCAAATGTGAATATTGTTGTCGGTTCTGATCGTCAAGCAGAGTTTGAAAATCTTGCACAGAAGTATAATGGAGATCTTTATGATTTTAATTTAATCCGTGTCATTTCTGCTGGTGTTCGTGATGCTGATGCAGAAGGTGTAGAAGGAATGTCTGCATCCAAAATGCGTAAGGCAGTCGTAGATGGTGATTTTGAATCATTCCGTAGAGGAACACCAAAGACATTAGATGATGGTGATACTCAAGCACTGTTTGATGCAGTTCGTCAAGGGATGAAGATTAAGGCAAAGAAAAAAGAGGTTACTGAACTTTGGCAGATTGCACCAAAGTGTGATCCAAAAGGTTTGCGTGAACAATATGTAAACAATAAGATTTTTAATCTTGGGGATATTGTTGAAAATTTGAACACAGGACTGATTGGTAAGATTATTCGTAGAGGAACTAATCATCTTATTTGTGTTACTCAAGAAGAGTATATGTTCAAGTCTTGGATTAGAGACGTGATGGAATATACTGAGAAGAAAATGGAACGTCGTATGAGAGTTCCTGGTAAACCAAACACTCTTGAAGGAACTGGTGGATATCTTAAAAATGCTATGGCAGCGACTGGAACAACCAGTATCAAAAATTTCATAAATAAGTATAAGGTTAAAAAGTAAGTCGTATCAACATGTCTGGAATTGCCGAAAATCCTTTGAATGCAATCTCAAAGGTATACTTAGAGCAGGTTGCTGAAGCAAAGGTTGAACCTCCTAAAGAAAGACTGAAAACTGATCGTAACATGTTCAGTATTCCCAAAGATGAACAGCAAGCTGCAAAAGAGAGACTCCTTGCCAAGTCTGCGGCGAAGAGAAAGGCAGCAATGGAAGCACTTGATCCAGTTGGAAAAGAGGATGATGATCCAGATAATGATGGCGTTCCTATCAGTAAAGATAAGAATGATCAGTACATAATGAAGCGTCGTAAAGCAATCTCTGCTGCGATGAAGAAGAGAATGAAAGAGGAAAGAGAACTTGCAGAAGTTACTAAAATGGGAGTTCATGCTCCTCATGAAGTTCCTTCAGGTGATATTAAAAAATTAGTATCAAAGGCAGTCAAGAGAATTGATGCTGATAATGATGGCGATGTAGATAAGGATGATCCAAAAGAGAAAGGAATGGGTGAGTTCGTCCCTTCTCCTGATGGTAAGAAGAGAATTAGAACAAAGATGGCAGAGTCATCTGATTATGATCCAATGGATGATGATGAATTTGATCATGATGAAGCAGAAGAAAATAGGGGAGTATCTGGAAAGAATAACCCTAAAGGTGGTAAGTCTTTAGGTAAGAAAAAGAAATCAGTAAAAGAAGGTTTCTCAAACTGGAGAGAAGATCTTACTGAAGTAATGACTGATGATATTGATTCTAAACCAATCAAAGAGAAAAAAGTAAACAACAAAATCAAAATCAATCCAAAACTTGGTGAAGCAATTGAGAGATTGGGTGGAACTCTGATTGAAATGGTTGAGATTGGTGAGGGATTTGTTGATCCAGAAGAGGGTGAAGCTCCAAGTGGAAGAAGACCACTGGATAATGTCATTGACCACCCTAATAAAAATGTCAGAAAGAAAGCCATCAAAGGAATGAAGAAACAGATGGCAAAAGAATATGGTGGTAAGTGGTCATCAAAATCTGATGATCCAAATGAAAGTTATGAATTAGAAGGTGAGTTAGTTGATGAGAACGTAGCAACTGGCAAGGCAAGAAGAGCTAAGTTTGGTGGTATTTCTCAAAAGGTTGGTAAGTCTGAAGTTGTTACTAACAAAGAAAAGTCCGCTGCACTAGAGAAGCACTTTGCTGCTAAACAAGCAAAGGAAAAGTCTGCTGGTGAAGCAGCACACAAAGCAGCATCTGCAAAAGGATTAAGTCCTGCTGAAGCAGAAATGCGTAGAAAGGCTGCAGAAAGAAAAGCAGCAAGAATGCGTAAGGAAGAAGTAGAGCAGATTGAAGAAAAGTCTATCCAAATGCAACGCAGGGTAGACAGATACATGGGTAGGTCTGAGGCAAAAGCTAAAGATAGACTTAAGAGACAGAACGATAGAAGAGAAAAGAAATCTGCCCTTGCTGCTATGGAAAAGCAGTATAGAGGAATGAAGTCTGGCATCTATAGTTCTTATGAACCCGAAGGTGAATTGGTTGATGAAAAACTCAATCTGAAAAAAGCAGATATGGGTGATGTCATCAAGGACTTTTATAAGTCTGATGCTCCACAGTTCAAGGGCAGATCAAAAGAGAAGCGTCGTGAGATGGCAATCGCTGCTAAACTCACTGCAGAACGCGGTGGTAGAAGACTTGGTGAAGGAGCAACAGAAGCACCTATGACTCCTCAAGAACTTGCTCTTCAAAAGAGAAAGACAATGCTTGATCAAATGATTGCAAAGAAGAGACAACAAGCACTTCAAAAACAGAAGGAAGTTTGATATATAGATTGTATACGCGAGGTTTATCATGTTAGGATTTTTACTTCCATTAGCATCAAAAATTATCACAGACGCAGTTGCCAAGATTCCCGAGAATGAAGAACTTGGTGAGAAACTGATTGACATCTGTTTGGTTATTCTTGGAAAGGCAGTTAAACTGACCAAGACTGATATGGATGACAAACTTCTGGAGACTGTTGCAGCAGCAATTAGAAACCGCGAAGAGGGTTGATATCAATAAATTTTGATCTCTGGGGACCGATGTGGGGTCTCCTTTTTTTATAAATATTTCTACGATTTAAATTAGTAAGGGTAAAAAGAATGGCACTCTGGGGCATTTCAACGACTACTGAAACTGAAGCAAATAATTATGCGCTCCCAAAGCATCTAAATGATCTTGATCGCAATAATACTCCTTGGAACTGTTATGCAACAGAGCAGGGTTGGGCTTATAGAAGATATGGCACTTCGGAGCAGTCTGGTCTTTCGACGACGTATTATGATGAAATTATTGTCCCAGTAGCTGGGTTAAACACAACTCCACTTGGACTTAATAATACTGGTTTAGGTGCAGCAACTCCTGTTGCTTACTTCTTTGAAGATCCAAATCAGAATTCAAGACTTTCAATTGGTGCTGGATCTACTGATCACCTTAGCACTGATGGCAGCACTGGTTATGTTCACGTTGTCTGGAACGAATGTGTATTCTGTTCAGCAGGTGCAACAATTCTTATTGAAGGTGTGAACGCTGCTGGCGTAGCAACAACTTCTATCGTCGCTACTGCAGCATCTGTTGCTCCTGGTGCATCTGTTCCTGGATTTGCAAACACCGAAGGTGTAACACTCTTCACCAATTTCGATGGTCAAATCACCAACAGAGTTGCATTTGCGTTTACATCTTTACAGGCTGGTATTGGTACAATCCTGACTATTTCTCGCCGTGATGGTGTTGTTGGAACCGTTACTGACTTCTATGATGGCGGTGCAGCTACAAAGACATTGACTGCTGATCTGTTGAGATATGTTGGTGGTGGTGGAACTACTGGTGCAGGATCCGTTGGTGTTGGAACAACTACTCTGACACTTAAGGCTTGATGATGTAGTATGATTTTTAATGAATTGAATGAGGACAATTTCCTCCTATTCGCAATTAAACATTATCAAAATCCTCAAGCGGTTACAAGAGAAGATTTTGACAAGGATCTAAATCATTTTAAGTATATTAAACGATTGCTTAAAAAGTATAAGAACACTGGTCAACTAAAATCACATCTTCTCTTGAACCACTTTATCATTTTATATAATGTATTCGGAGAAGCAGCAACTCCGATGCTTTTTTTTAAGATTGAAAGTGAACTTTGGTCTTCAATGAAAACCTTCGTTGTCTTTTTGGGGAAACTACCAGAGTTTCCAAAATGTTATATACATGATATTCAAGTTGACATTTACTGTTTATCAGAACTTTATAAGATCTATAATGGAAAAGAAGAATCTTGATAAGATCATAAACATCGTTAGGGAACATCTAAACGAAAGTATCCCAACGATGGCAATGGGTCATGGCAAGATTGCTGGAAGTGTGGAAGCAGGTGATGATCCTCCTGTAAGAAAGAGAAAAAGAAACCGATATATCTACCAGAAAGGTTTAAGAAAAATTTGGAAACCTCAAGATGGCGGAACAAATTAAAGTAGCGGTATTAGAAGAAAAATTACAAAACTTTGAATCTGTTGTCTCCAAGTTAGATGCTGCAATTGAAAAGATTGCGGAGGTAAATAATAATGTGTCGCGGATGCTTGCCGTCCATGAAGAAAGAATCAGCAAACAAGAAGAAATCGACTCGGTACTGTTTGATAAAATCGACAAATTACGTGATAAAATGGACAGCGATCATGACGGTGTTGTTGCAAGATTATCAATACTGGAACGAAAACTTTGGATTGGTCTCGGAATATTGGGAGCAGTTGTAGCAATATCAAATCCCCAAGCAATAAAAACTCTTAAACCGTTGTTATCTTCCGCTGACAGTGCTATAATGGCACCAGCGATTGCCTTTGTGAATGGATCACGTTGATTCAAAATTTATTGGACTTGTATCTCCACGTTTAGAAAAATTCAAAAGAGTAAAGGCAGATCTTTACAACTTTCGCTGTCCAATTTGTGGAGACTCTAAAAAGAATAGAAATAAGACTAGAGGTTATTTGTATGCGGTAAAGGCAAATACTAACTTCAAGTGTCACAATTGTGGCACTTCAATGTCTTTTAATAATTTTTTGAAGAAGATTGATCCAACAGTTCATAAGCAATATGCTTTGGAAAAATTTAAAGATGGGCACACAGGAAGAAACTTTGTAGTAGAAGAACCAATCTTTAAATTTGAACAACCAAAGTTTAATCAAAAAATCGATTTACCGAAAGCATCTACTAATTCTATTTCCAATGACTATTTGGTAAGTAGAGGAATTGATGCAGACAAATTTTACTTTGCTAAAGATTTTAAAACCTGGATTAATACAATCAAAGAAACTTTTGATGACACAAAATACGATGAATCCAGAATCATCATCCCTTTGTTTTATAATCAAGACTTGGTTGGAGTTCAGGGCAGAAGTTTAAACTTTAGAGATAAGAACTCTGTTAAATATATCACTGTGATGTTTAGTGAGGATGCGCCAAAAATCTATGGACTTGATAAAATCAGAACAGATGCTACAGTCTATGTTACAGAAGGACCATTCGACAGCACATTCATTCCAAACGCGATTGCTATGTGTGGAGCTGATGCTGATATTAGTAAGTGGGGGATTAGCGATCCTGTGTGGATCTATGATAACGAACCACGAAATAGAGAAATTCTATCAAGGATCTCCAGAGTCATTGAGAGTGGACAAAAAGTTGTCATTTGGCCATCAACGATAAAAGAAAAGGACATTAATGATATGGTTCTGTCTGGACTTGATGTTCAATCTGTGATAGAATCAAATACATATTCTGGACTAGAAGCAAAACTTAAATTTACTACTTGGAAGAAAATATGAGTAACGGCACCAAAGTTAAAAAGCGTGATGGACGAATTGAACCTCTTGACCTAGACAAGATGCATTTGATGGTTGAAGAGGCAACCAAGGGTCTTGCAGGGGTCTCTGCGAGTCAAGTTGAGATGAAGTCGGGCATTCAGTTTTATGACGGAATTACCACAGGAGAGATTCAAGAAATTCTGATTCGTTCTGCATCTGACTTGATTGATCTTGATCATCCAAACTATCAATATGTTGCTGCTCGCCTTCTTCTGTTCTCTGTTCGCAAGTCTCTCTATGGAAAGATGAGAGAACTGCCAACTCTTGAACAGCACATTTATGTGTGTGTCAATCAAGAGGTGTATGATAATGAAATTTTCACAAAGTATTCTCAAGAAGAAATTGAGCGTGCTAATTCGTATATTGATCATGATCGTGACTTCTTGTTCACTTATGCGGGTTTACGTCAGGTCGTTGACAAGTACCTGGTGCAGGATAGAAGCACAAGCAAAGTATATGAAACACCCCAGTTCATGTACATGATGATTGCTCTGACTATTTTTGCAGAGTATCCAAAAGAAACCAGAATGTCATACGTCAGGAGATACTATGACGCAATCTCAAAGCACAAGATCAACATTCCCACACCTATCATGGCGGGCGTGCGAACTCCACTTCGACAATTTGCTAGCTGTGTTCTTGTTGATGTTGATGACACCCTCGATTCTATCTTTAGCTCTGATATGGCAATTGGCAGGTATGTTGCACAAAGGGCGGGAATCGGCATCAACGCAGGCAGAATCCGTGGCATCAACAGTAAGATCCGAGGTGGAGAAGTTCAGCACACGGGTGTTATACCGTTCCTCAAAAAGTTTGAGTCAACTGTCCGATGCTGTACACAGAATGGCATCAGAGGTGGATCAGCGACAGTCCACTTCCCAATCTGGCACCAAGAAATCGAAGACATCCTGGTCCTGAAGAATAATAAAGGAACTGAAGACAATCGTGTTCGTAAGTTAGACTATAGCATTCAATTCAGCAAACTGTTCTATGAACGTTTCATTCAAGACGCAGAGATCTCACTCTTCTCTCCCCATGATGTTCCTGGTCTGTATGATGCTTTTGGCACTGATAGATTTGACGAGTTATATGTGGGTTATGAACGAGATTCATTTGTTCCAAGAAAGACTGTCAGAGCTCAAGAACTCATTCTCAATCTTCTAAAAGAACGTGCAGAGACAGGTCGTGTTTATATTATGAACATTGACCACTGCAACAGTCACTCCTCATTCAAAGACAAAGTTGAGATGTCTAACCTTTGTCAAGAGATCACTCTACCAACCTATCCTCTGCAACATATTGATGATGAACATGGAGAAATTGCTCTGTGTATTCTCTCTGCAATCAACGTTGGTAAAGTAAAGTCTGATGATGAACTTGAAGATCTTTGTGATCTTTCTGTTCGTGGTCTTGAGGAGTTGATTGATTATCAAAAGTATCCAATCATTGCAGCAGAAGTTGCTACTAAAGCACGTCGTTCTCTTGGTATTGGATTTATTGGTCTTGCACATTACCTTGCTAAACTTGGTTTCAACTATGATTCTCAAGAAGCATGGGATGCAGTTCATGGACTTTCGGAGTCCTTCCAGTATTATCTGATTAAAGCATCTAACCAACTTGCTAAAGAAAAAGGTCATTGTGAATACTTCGGTCGCACCAAGTATGCTGATGGAATTCTTCCAATTGATACATACAAGCAAGACGTAGACGAAATTTCATCCACTCCTTTGCAACATGATTGGGAATCTCTTCGCGCATCTGTCCTGGAACACGGGCTACGACACAGCACACTGTCCGCACAAATGCCTTCGGAGAGCAGTTCCGTTGTGTCAAATGCAACCAATGGAATCGAACCACCCCGTGATTTCTTGTCCATTAAGAAATCCAAGAAGGGACCTCTCAAGCAGATTGTTCCTCAATACCACTCTCTTAAGAACAATTATACGCTTCTTTGGGAAATGGAGTCTAATCGTGGTTATATTAATGTTGTTGCTGTGATGCAAAAGTTCTTTGACCAAGCAATTAGTGGCAACTGGTCTTATAATCCAGAGAACTATCCAGATAACGAAGTCCCAACTTCAGTCATGGCAAATGACTTTTTAACTACATATAAGTACGGTTGGAAGACCTCTTATTATCAAAATACCCATGACATGAAGAACGACGAAGTTCAGGAGGAAAAGAAAGAAAATCTTGATGATCTGTTAAAAGAATTAAGTTCAGTAGAGGAGGGACAGTGTGAATCCTGTGCAATTTAAAGTTTCGTCTGTAGATGACAGTAGTTTAGTAAAAGGAATGACTGTTTTTAATACACAACAAGTAAACACCAAAAAACAACCAATGTTCTTTGGTGCTCCTCTTGGGATTCAAAGATACGATTCTTACAAGTATCCAATTTTTGATAAACTTACAACTCAACAACTGGGGTATTTTTGGAGACCAGAAGAGGTCTCTCTCCAGAAGGACCGTGGAGACTATCATACACTTCGTCCCGAACAGAAACATATCTACACTTCTAACCTGAAGTACCAGATTATGTTGGACTCTGTGCAGGGTCGTGGACCTGGTATGGCATTCATTCCCTATTGCTCTCTTCCCGAACTGGAAGCATGTATGGAAGTGTGGGGATTCATGGAGATGATCCACTCCCGTTCGTACACCTACATTATCAAAAACGTTTATTCAGACCCCAGTGAGGTGTTTGATAAGATTGTCACCGATGAGCGCATTCTAGAGCGTTCTAAAACGGTTACAGAGGCATATGATGACTTCATCCAATCCGCTCAAACTTACGGTTCTGGCAATCAATGGCAGCATCAATTAGAGGGAGTTTATTCTGCAAAAGAAACTCTGAACGACGTTAAGAGAAAACTCTATCGTGCTGTTGCGAATGTCAACATTCTGGAAGGTATTCGCTTCTATGTTTCTTTCGCATGTTCTTTCGCATTTGGTGAACTGAAACTGATGGAAGGATCCGCTAAGATCATCTCTCTTATCGCAAGAGACGAAAACCAGCACCTTGCTATCACCCAAAACATTCTGAACAAGTGGCGTGATGGTGATGATCCTGAAATGAAGCAAATCATGAAGGAAGAGGAAGAGTGGACCTATAAGATGTTCGACCTTGCTGTAAACGAAGAGAAACGCTGGGCAGATCATCTATTCAAGGATGGATCTATGATTGGTCTTAATGATAAACTTCTCCAGCAGTATGTTGAGTGGATTGCCAATCGTCGTCTTAAGGCAATCGGTTTGACTCCTCAGTATGATATTGCTGCTAAGAACAATCCATTACCTTGGACACAGCATTGGATCTCCTCCAAAGGTCTTCAGGTTGCGCCACAAGAGACTGAGGTTGAATCTTATGTTGTGGGTGGAATTAAGCAGGATGTGAAAAAGGATACATTTAGTGGTTTTAAACTGTAATAATAAATGTAAACTCATATAGATAGGGGAGGTAATACCTCCCTTTTTTATTGTGTCAAAAAATCAACTAAAGAAAGACGAATTTAAGATTCGTGTGTTAAAATTAAAAAATGAATTACAAGAAGAAGGATACTCTGAAGGAGTATCTCACCTTGCAAATAAATATCTAAACAAGGTTATTGATATGATTGATGAGTATCGTTATTGAAAATGAATCCTGATAATTTTTTGTTACACTTACCATTTTTTACTAAAAATGAGTGTGAGGAAATTGTAAACTACATTGAAAGAAAAGAAAAATTTTTTAAAGAAGATGAGCAATCTCAAAAACTTCTTGAGGGAGCTGTAACTTACGGTAATACTTCCAACTCAACAAGATTGCATTCAAAGTATAATTTCTTTTTAGAAAATAAAAAATACATTCCAAGACTTAAAAAGATATTAGAAAAAAATTTCCCAAATTTGAATTACCCTCTTGCAGTGCAATCTTGGTGCAACCTTTATGCAAAAGGGCAGGGAATCAATTGGCATACACATAGATTGTTTGGAAATTTTGACTTTCCAAATTCTTTCACATCCAATGTATTTGTTGGTGGGAGAGAAGATATTGGAATTACATATGCATTACATCATGAGGGAGATATTCCAAGGTACAAGTATGTTAATGTTAAAAACAAACTTGGTCACATACAATTTGTAAAGTCTAATATTCATCACATGGTTAGATCAAATCCATATGATGAAACTAGGTATACTATAGGAATTACAGTAACGGAGTTTCATCCAGTTTGGGCTAGATCAATATTGAATATGAACGATTCTTTCTCAATACACGGAAACAATATTTTGATAATACCTGAAAAAGAAGGAGAAGATAAAACCAATTTGAATTACAAATAAATATCTGAACAATGTTCTTGATATGATTGATGAGTATAGGTATTGATTATGAAAATCCCTGGGTATATAATAACGAACCTTTTACTAGTGACAATATTGGGGACAACTTCGGTTTTGTTTATCTCATTACCAATAAGTCCAACTCACGACGTTACATTGGTAGAAAGTATTTTTGGTCGTTCAGAACGCCAAAAGGAAAGAAACGAAAAGTAAAATCAGAATCAGATTGGAAGAATTATTATGGATCTTGTCCAGAACTTAAAGAAGACATTGAAAAATTTGGAAGACAAAATTTTAGTCGAACTATCCTGTCATTACATAAAACAAAGGGCAAAACTAACTTTGAAGAAACAAGACAATTATTTGTCAATGGAGTCTTGACAGAATCTTTTGACAACGGAGAACCTGCATTCTATAACTCCAACATTTTGAATCGATATTTTAAAAAAGATTATTTCTGATGAAAGCATTAAATCATACTTACAATATAAGTTGCAAACCAAAATGTGAAAGTTGCAAAAAGGTTACTGATGATATCGTATTAATTGATAATTTTTTTGAAAACTTTGAAGAAGCAAGAAAATTTTTAAAAGGTAGGGATAGGTGGAAAACAATTCCATACCAAGGATATGCTAGTTCTGGATATAGAAGTTTCTTTCCAGAATGGATTGGTAAATCTTTACTGGAAAAGTATGTTAAGGACAATAGAATAAAAACAGTTGATAATTTTCATGCTTTCACAGATTTTTATTATGATGAGAAACAATCTGTGTGGGGAATAGTAAATTCAAATTATTATCCTCATATTGATGATGTCAAAAAGGATAATACTTTACAGCATATTTGTTTAGTTAATTTAAATGATGTTCCCGTAATAACGAATTTTTATTCTTTCAAGGATTACAAACGTTGTAGTGCTGTGATGGAAAAGGAATGGAACTATTACA